ACAAAAGCCCAAGACTGATCCGCTTGACTTTGAAACCAAACTGAAGTTTGCGAAACAGTTCTTCCCTGGCATCAGTATAGGTTCTAGTAATGTAAGAACCATAGTTCAAGCACTTCAAAAAATTGAAGACATGGGCTATGAGAATGTGATCTATGTGGCAGGCTCCGACAGGGTGGAAGACTTTACTCAATTCCTTAAAAAATACAACGAGATAGAGCCGCACTTCGAAAGCATTGAGGTAGTATCAGCAGGCGAAAGAGATCCAGATGCGAAAGGCGCAGAAGGTATGAGTGCTTCTAAAATGCGAGAACTTGCTGCGCAGGGCGACTTTGACTCATTCAAACAGGGCGTGCCTAAATCTGATCTCGCAGAAGAATTATATAACACAATAAGACAGGCAATGGGTGTTAAAGAACCCGCAACAGAATCAAAGGAGAATCCAATGACTACACGACTACTAAAAGAATTCACCCAGCATCTAGATGCTATTTTAGGTGATAGACTAAACGAAATGACAGAAGCCCCAGGCAGACTAGAAGATGAAATCAAAAGCATACTCAATGACAAAGCAGACGATTTCATTGGTCTTAATGTAGATATAGACGAAAGGTCTTTCCCACAGTTGATAAAGGCTGCTAAAATGGGCGACGAGAACACCGTGGTTAATATTATTAACGACTATATCAGAGTTTCATCTGAAGACCCTACTGGTGAGGTCGACGATCAACGTCTACAAGCCGAGAATGACGCTGTTGAAGAAATTCTTGCGGTAGCACAGCAGTTCGAGTCAACCTTTGAAGACGAATACGGAGATGAGGAAGATGATCTCGATTCCGACGAGCCAGAAGACTCAGGCTTTACGCAAACACCTATGTTTGATCAGTTAGGTAAAGTGCTAGACTCGCAGGAAGGCAATAATCCTATCAACTCAGTTGAAACCGACGACGGAGAAACTTTCGAGGTCAATGCTGATCAGGCAAGAGCACTGCGACTGCTAGGCACAACAGAAAAAGTCAAGCCAGATGTCAAGCGAGAATTTCTAAGAGATATACAAGGCTCTGCTGGACTGAGTGACTTTCTTGATCAAACAGACTATCACGAAATGGCACATCTATTTGTTAAGAGATATCTTCACTGATGGATTTTCGACAACTTATCAATCTTATTGAAAAGGAAGATGATGCTGGCAAGTTGAGTGGATTTGATAGTCGCACTATGCAGGCTCTAGTAAATGTAAGAGCCAAATATCCAAATGCACCTGATGACTTGTCGGCACTTCTAAGGCATGTCACTAATGTAGATAGAGACAGCGATACTGCCGATGAAGACCATTCGTCAAGAATCCGCGAACTTGAAGACAGAGTAGACACTCTGGAAAAAATGCTGAGAGATAAAGACTAATGGATTTTATTAGAGAAATACAGGAAGCACGAATGACTCGCACAGAGTCAAACACTCGCCGCTATTCTTATAGAGACTGCTGCGAGCGTGCTTATCTGATCCTTCTCGTTCTAGAGTTGATGAGAAAGTTCCCCAGTTATTCAAGAGCAGCATCTGGTTATGCTAGAAGCACTTCTAGATTTACAGGCTACGACATATTCAGAGCCAGTGCTACAGATCTCTACAATTTTATCTACTTTATAGTAGGCGATGATGCTGCTATGGAGAAACTGAAAGACGCAGAAGATGCAAAAAGAGTTCGATCGAACACTCAGGTTCCTCTAATGGCAATCAATAGATATGTGTCCAAGATAGCCGCAGGACAAGAACCAACGGCAGCATCAGAACTTTTTATCAAACTGGAGTCACAGTTTCGCATAACCAGTTCAAGTTACAAAAAAATACGCCGCACAGTTACCAATCTAGACAGAGCAAGTGCGAGAGATATTAGAGAAGCAGTCACAAAACTGTTATATGCTGCAAGAGCAAGACTGAGATCTTCGGATATTATTTCTGATCTAGAAACTCTTGCCGCGGATAAGAATCTTGAAACTTCTAGAGTAAAAGACAAACAGCCTACACTATCTAGACCAGATAGTGTTGTAGATAATGAAGACCTGGTGTTTTTACAGAAACTTGTAGGGCAACAGAATTTATTTCTTGCTATAAAATACATAGAACTGTCTCAACAGGGCAAACCTATACCTGCTAATGTAGCAAGAGCATTTGATCCTGCTATAGAAATACTAGTAGATATAGTAAAAGGTGGACCCAGTTCAGTTGGCAGACTATTACAACTACAAAAAGACGCAAAACGTAGAAGAAAACGCTAAGTATAGTTTAACAAGGAATAATCATGCCAGCAATTGAAAAAATAAATCCAGTTTTAAGAAACGTAGCCCGTTCGTTTAATGGTAAAACTGTTCAGCAGTTTACCGTTGCTTTAGGAGCAGACGCAAGTGGCGAACTAGCACCTGGTGAAGCAGTGGAAGCGATTCTAAGAGCATTTCAGCAACGTGCAACTGTAATAATGCATTCAGCATTAGAAAACTCTAATACAGAGTTAACAGTTTTCATAGAAGGTTCTTTTCCAAGAGATTTCTTCGACGGAGAAAATGCTGAACTGCTATCAGTATACCTTACAAGTGAGATAGTTGCTCTCGGCGCTACATACGGTCCTAACAACTTTGACATGACTGCGGTAACTGTAACAGCTAGCACCGTGTTTTTTGCCGACGATGTGGCTGTAGATTACGCAGAATAAAATACAAAAAAAGATTCATTTGGATAAATACATTTAAGTCATCCATAAAGGATAGACGTAAAAATTAAGGAGAAATACAATGCCTACAGTAGATAAGGTAAACCCAATCACAAGAAACGTTGCTCGTTCATTTAACGGCAAGACAGTACAACAGTATCAAGTCGATCTAGTTGCCGACGCAAGTGGCGAGCTAGAGCCAGGTGAAGCTGTTGAAGCAGTTCTAAGAGCATTCGCAGAGCGTGCCACAGTAATCATGCACAGCGCACTCACAGACGGCGATACACAGATGACTGTGTTTGTTGAAGGTGAGTTCCCAACTGACACCTATGACGGTGAAAATTCAGAGACATTTGGCACATACGTTCAGAGCGAAATTGTTGCTCTAGGTGCCACATATGGTCCTAACAACTTTGACATGACTAATGTTACAGTTGCCGACGGTACTGTTTACTTCGCAGACGACGTTGCAGTGGATTATCCAACCAGCAACTAAGATTCCTAACTACCTTAGGAACCGAAGGGCTCACATTTTGTGGGCCCTTTTTTTTGACCGTTAAATACACACATGAATTATACGCTCTACACACTGGTAGATATAACAGAAACAGGCGAACATCACGGCCCAGATGAAAAATCTGTAAATCAACAGGCCAACTATAACACTGTAATACAGGTGTTAGGATTAAGAGCAAACCCTGCTCCCGTCAAAACAATCTCACATCACGAATCTGTGAAAGACATAGCCTTCGGCACACGATTTCGAGGCGTACAACGCTATTGGCAATTTGAATTTGAAATAGAATACGGAGCACCGCCACTGGAAGATATCCTAGATGACTTTGATCTTGTGCCTGTGATAGACGGTTTAGACGAAACTGTGAAACTGAAACCTGCTATTTTCTCTACCAAAGATTCAAAAAATAAAAACACGGTTATCTTGCCAGATAATGATCAACCCAACCTTGAATAAATACAACAGTCGAAAGGCACATAAGGCTAATAATTTACTCATACAAGGCATGCAAACCAAACGGAGTTTATTATGGCCGCTAAAGAGCCTACACAGTTAGAAAAAGAAAGTCTAGAAGCACATGTTGATTTGTGCGCACTTCGCTATGAGAATCTAGACAATCGTCTCACCAAAATAGAAACCAAAGTGGAAGACATCCACGAAGACATTACCAACGGAAATAAAAACCTTGTAAAAGTTATTGTCGGTGCTGTTGGTACCGTAGTAGCAGGCCTGCTTTCTACTATTGTTGTTCTGCTTGTAAATTTCTAATAAACTCTTTTTCTCCTGCTAAATACCTATATGTTATTAAACGAGCTATTTCACTCTCTCGACGAAAAACAAATCTGGGCACGCTCAGGCAAGAATGTTGTTCGTAAATTTAGATGCACGTCAGGTGCTAGAAAAGGCAGGATAGTGCCTTCTATGAGTGCCTGTTTTGCCGCGCCGGATGTTAAAAAGCGAGCAAGCATGCGGCGCACAAAAGCACGTCTTGGCAAAAAGATGGCCCGCAAAGCAAGAAAGACGAAGAGAGTAAATCCAGCGTCAAGAAGAGTGCAGGCTCTTAACAAGGCAAAGAAATGATTGTAGCAGAAGTTATAGAAGGCGTTTCAACTGCCTGGAAACGTGGCAAAGGCACTACTACTAGAAAGTTTCGCTGTAAAAGCGGCCCTAGAAAAGGCAGAGTAATGGCTTCCCCTGCTGCCTGCAATAAACCAATCAATAGAAAAAAATCTGCTTCGTTGACTCGAACAAAAAGCAGATTAGGTGGACAAAGAAAATTCAAATCCAAACGCACACGTAGAGTAAATCCATACTCACGCAGATTAACTAGATTGAACAAGTGAGTAACCTATGAAAATATCAGAACTTTTACAGGAACAGATAGACGGTAAGATCACAAGAAACGCACCTAATGAAGTAGTTATTAGAGATCCTGAAAGTGGTATAGAAACAAAAATTCCTAAAAGACCAAACGAACCAGGCACTATTATGCGTGACAAGGAAGGCAAACTGGTACTAGATCCTGAAACGCCTGGAGCAGTCGCAGACGATATCGAGCCTGGTGAAGACATAAGAACAGAAATCGGCGGTGCCCAAGGAACACAAGGCACTCAAGGAACACAAGGCTCGGTCTAATGCGTGTTGAAGAAGTAGCAGACATCTATACAAACAACGAAGAACAGACCGTTTTAGATAAAATGTCTGCTGCACAGATGATAGAAGCCTATACAGAAAGAGAACGTTTCATTATAGAGGGTTTGATACGCAAAAGTCTGGTAACTAAGTTTCAATACAACAATTCCTATCTCGTGGTAAAAAATGAAAATAGTTGATGAAATTCAAGCATTAATCGATAAGCCTACAGATCCTACTTTGTTTCCTATAGAGAAGAAAGGAAGAATACTGGTAGGAAAGTATTCAGTTAAACAATCTAAAACAGGTTATACTGTATTCAATGAAAACAAACAGCCAGTTGCAAAACTAGAAACAAAAATTGCTGCTGTTGCACTTGCAAAAATGCTAAACAAAAATAAAACTCCTCAGCTAGAAATTCAAAGACTAGATAGAATGATAGCAAAACACACGCAAGACTGTGTTTTCTATGATCAAGTGTTCAAAACTACAGATGACCGAGAACGCAGGCAAGATCTTGACATGAAACTATGGCACGCCAGGTCAAAAATACTAGATGCGGAAGAGAAACTTGAAACTTTTATCTACGCAAAGAGGCTAAATAATTAAAACGTTCTACACAGGAAGATCAAATGAACATCAGAGACATTTCTAAACCAGTTACAGCACAGTCGCTTAATGAAAGCCTAGAAAAGAAGTTTGGCAAGCGAGTTAAACTAGAAACTTTTACTCTTGAACAACTTCATAATTCGCGCAACAAACTGCGCACAGCACTCAGTCAAATTGAAACCAACGAAAGTTACGGTGCTGTTAACACTTCCGAAACTTATCAGAAAAACAAACTGTTTCTTGATGTTCTAAACGCTGAAATTTCTGAAAGAGAATCTGTAGAAGTAACCGAAAAAGCAGAATCCGAAGCACAGCAGAAAGCAGCAGGTGCTGCTCTTTCAGCCAAGCGTGGAGAAACTCCAAAAAGTGAACTGCAAGGCGCATCAAGAGAAATGCTTGATATGAGTGAGAAAGAACTAGAAAAAATTGCTGGCACCAAACATTCAGGTATTCCTGCCAAGAAAGGTGAATCAGTAGAAGAAGGCAGCATGGACATGGATATGGATATGGCCGCTTCCGATGGCAGAGGACGTGACAATGTTCCGCCAGAAGACGAAAACGATCTCGACTACGAAGGCGGCATGGCCATGAAGCAGTTGAGTACAATTGACGACGCTGCTGATGAACTAACAGACCTTATCAGCACAGATGAAAATCTTCCAGAATGGGTTCAGAAAAAGATCATACTCGCAATGAGTTACATTGACACTGCTAGAGACTATATGAAGTCAGCAGGCGCTGTTGATAGAGAACGCTCTATGAGCACGGAAAGTGTCATTCGCGAAGGTGCCGAAGACAAAGCAGAGTTGGTAATGGCAGCCAAAAACATGGTTGACAAACTCACAGGTTGGATGGAAGACACAGCAGAAATGCAGACTGAAACCATGCTTGAACTAGGCGATGCTATCCGCGATGAACTAGGTGAAAACGAATCTGAACAGTTTACAAGCACTGTTAAACCATCACTGGAATCCCTATACACAGCAATGGAATCTACTAGAAGCGATCTTGTTACAGGTGTAAGAATGGTAGCAGGTGAAGAAGTCCCTGACATGCCCGGTGATGACATGGATGCCGAACCTGAAATGGAACCAACCATTGATCAGGAAGAAGAAGGCGATCTTGATACAGACCTTGCTATCGACGACGCAGATGATGATTTCGCAGCAGCCGACGCAGCAGCCGGAGGTGAAGAAGAAGCAGGCAGAGAAAAACGTGAAAGCATAGAACGTCCAAGACGTCTTGCTAAACTGTTTGCATCAAAAAAAAAGTAACTGAATCTGTAGAAAACCAAAAGTTGGTTATGGCCCTGCACACTATCAAAAACAGTGTAGAGCAAAAGGACAAGCCAGCTTTCCTTCATTTCGAAAAACCTAGTTTGCCAGATCTCAAGCCAGGGTACATAAACATCAATCTTAACGACGTAATGGTTAAAATGAGTGCCCCCCAATTCAACTACGAAACTTTCAAGGCTGCATATGACAGTGATCCTACTATCGAAGAGTACGTAGAAAATTTTAGCGAGCAGGGAATTGAAATAGGTCCTGCGCCCGAGGCGTCGGATGATCCTCTAGGCAATACAGACGACAACTCTGATAAAGTATCGCAGATGGCAAAGTCAGCAGTAGATCTAGACGACTAACAATCGGTTGACTGTGTTCCAAAATTCTTTTATAATACAACAAGTTATTTAAAGGCAATATTGTGACACTATTACAAAAAAAATTCAACTACCAATCTATCGAAAGAAAACAGATAAACGGAAAAAGAAAGTATCTTACTCCTGACGGTAATGCAGTTGCATCTGTTACTACTATCCTTGACGCAACCAAAGACAAAACAGGTCTACTAGAATGGCGGCGTAGAGTAGGAGAAAAGAAAGCACAGCAGATCACAACAGAAGCAGCAGGCATAGGCACTAGGCTACACAAGTATATTGAAGATTACATTGAGACAGCAGAGTGGGCTACACCTGGATCTAATCCTCACGCACAGAAAGCACACGCAATGGCAACTGTGATTAAAGAAAATGCCATGTGCGATATTACAGAGTACTGGGGGTCAGAAGTTCCACTATACATGCCGAATATCTATGCAGGCACAACTGACCTTGTAGGCTGTTATAAAGGTCAACCTGCAATTATGGACTTCAAACAGGCAAACAAGAAGAAAAAAGTAGAATGGATTGAAGACTATTTTCTACAACTTGTGGCCTACGCAGAAGCACACAATGAAATACATGGTACGAATATACAGGAAGGCCATATTTTTATGTGTACCAGAGGCAATCACTCTACAGAAATAGGCGGCGAAGAATACCAGCAGTTTGACGTATGGCCTGATGAGTATGCAGAATGGCGTAAAGAATGGTATAATCGAGTGTATGCCTATTATGAACAACAGGCTTGAGCGATAAATACTTCATAACAGGAGAAAAAGAGTGGCCGTTGTATCAATTTCTAAAATTCAGCATCGAAGAGGTCAAAAGAACACAGGTTCAGGACTCCCTCAACTAGCATCTGCAGAACTAGGCTGGGCCGTAGATACTCAGGAATTATACATCGGAAACGGAGCAGTTTCAGAGGGTGCGCCGGCTGTAGGGAACACAAAAATTCTTACAGAAAAAGATGACTTGTTTTCAATCGCCGATACTTACTCTTATAGAGCACCAGACGGTTTTGTAAACACAGGTGCCGATTCTGCTTCTCCTATAGTACGTTCTCTACAAGACAGATTAGACGATAGAGTATCTGTAAGAGCATTTGGCGCAATAGGCGATGGCGTTGCAGATGATACTGCCAGTGTTCAAAGAGCAATAGATCAATTATATCTTAATTCTGCAACTAAAACCAATACACAAAGTCGAGTAACACTTCATTTAGAAGCAGGTACCTATAGAATCACGGACACACTTTATCTGCCTCCGTATGCAACGCTAGAAGGTGCTGGTTCGGATAAAACTATTATTAGCCAAACAGCATCTCAGCCTGTATTTGTTACAGTAAATTCTTCTAGCACACCTGGTTCGCCTAGCGATGATAGTTCGTCTACACTGCTTAATCAAGCAAGAGAAATTGTAGTTTCTGGTGTAACTTTACAAAGAGACAGTGCTGGTATTGCACTTCAACTAGACAGTTGCCGCAACAGCAGATTTGTAGATGTAAAATTCGAAGGTGTTTGGAGTGCAGGTTCGGCTTTAGATGACACGGACTGCGCTGTTGTTTTAAACAGTTTGAGCGGAGCAGTTGAAAGTTCACGTAATCAGTTTGAATCTTGTGTATTTGAGAAATACGCTTATGCTGTAATTTCAAATTGGGACATCGAACATACACAATTTACGTACTGTACATTCAATATGTTAGGTTATGGTATTGTGTACGGCGAGAACATGATTTTAGGCTCGTCAGGACAAACCACAGGTCCTAGCCATACTTCAATTGAAAAATCGATATTTGAAAACATAAATCGTCAGGCAATTTGGGTTATCAACGGAGAGTACAATACCAGTTCCCTAAACAGATTTGTTCTAGTAGGAAACAGTGCTGGCATAGAAACCACTCCTGTTTATCCTGTAATTCAATATGATAAGAAAACTAATAAAAGCATATCAGATTATTTTGCTCGCACCAGAGCATTGACTGTTGGTGCAAATCTAAACACTGTTCCTTACATATCAGAAATTGAAGGCACTGCTCAATACAGTCTTGATTATGAAAATTCAGTTCAATTCGGCAGACAAAACAATATTCGTCTGTTTAGATTGCCCGGTGTGCAAAATCAGAGTTACGAACTAGATTACACAATTGTGTCTGACAGTTATCGTGTAATTAGAAGCGGAGTGATGACTGTAATCGTAGACGCAATTCAAGGTAACGTAGAAGTTTCAGATAATTTTGATTTTGTAGGAGACGAAACTTTCTTAGATGATATCAATTTTTCAGGACAACTTAGAGACGCAGATTCAGACGGCACTGCAGAAACTATTGTTATAAGAGTAACTTCTACAATGCCCAACGACGATACTTCAACTATTAAATTCACAGTAAAGGCTAAAAAGACTGATACACCTTGATGTTCAATCCTAATTCTAGTTTTGAAACTCGCCTGGCAGCGTGGGCAGAAACAAGAGAAGAAATCGCAAACAGCGAGGATCCTATACAAGCCACGATAGACTACTACTCACAGGCGCCTGAGGTAAGTATTCACACAGATCCATACGATCAAGGCACTTGGCCAACTCCCTGGGAGTTGATACAGGAAAACCTATACTGCGGCTTCTGTCGCTTGCTGGGAATTGCCTACACCTTGCAATTAACAGACTGTTTTTCGGATGAACAGTTTGAGATACATATACAACGCTCACGCGAAACAGGCGAGATATATTACTTGTTATACGTCGGTGACAGAGTCGTGGGATACACAGGAGAGACACATGTTGCAAAATCTGACATACCAAACACTCATGATTTGCAACACCGATACAACCTGTCTCTCTAACAGAATACGAAGATAAACAACGAAAAGAATTGCCTACACAGTAGGACAGCGAAATAGCCATCTAAAGAAAGGAAAGAGAAAAATGTTATTCGAGAAACAGATATCACGCAAGCCCGATAATTACCCATGGACAAAAGACTTCATTGACGCAATCTGGAAAGGTTTTTGGACCCCAGACGAGTTTAACTTTAGATCAGACTATTCACAGTTCAAAACGGAACTAAGTACAGAAGAACAGGAAGTAATTGTTCGTGCGCTGAGTGCCATTGGTCAAATTGAAGTTGCTGTAAAATCATTCTGGGCAAATGTAGGAACACATCTTCCTCATCCTTCTATCAACGATCTCGGATATGCTATGGCAAACTCAGAAGTCATTCACAACATGGCCTATGAGAAACTGTTGGACGTGCTGCATCTAACTCACGTGTTTGAAGAGAACTTGAACGAAGAAGTGATCCGCGGCAGAGTAAATTACCTACGCAAGTACAACGAAAGAGTCTATGAAGATGATAAAAAACAGTTCATTTATTCAATTATTCTCTTTACATTGTTCGTAGAAAATGTTAGTCTGTTTTCACAGTTCTACATAATCCTGCACTTCAATAGAAACAGAGCAGTGCTAAAGGACTGCGCACAACAGGTGCAGTATACAAGGAACGAAGAGATGCTACACGCTCAGGTGGGAATACAGTTAATTAACACACTGCGCGAGGAGTATCCAGAAATGTTTGACGCAGAATTGGAAGCAAGAATTCAGGAAGAGATTCGAGACAGCATGGTGGCAGAAAGCAAGGTCATTGACTGGATGATTGGCGACTACGCCGTAGATGGCCTAAACGCAGACATCCTCAAAACCTTTGTTGCTAAGAGAATGAAAGAGTCAATGGAACAGATCGGATTCGATCACAGTGAAATCGAAATTGACAAAGAGTTAGCCGACGAAACCTTCTGGTTTGACGAAGCGCTGCTAGGATCCACAATGACCGACTTCTTCCAAAAGCGTCCAGTAGAATATGCCAAAGGACAGGGAATCGGTGCAGACGAACTATTTTAAAACAGAAACAAAGGAAGTAAGAATGAGTTTTGATTGGCTAAACAAGGACTCGCGGACGTTTTTAGCGCGGGGCTATTTGAATGAAGAACAAAGCGCGGAAGACAGAATCCGTGAGATTGCAGACACAGCAGAAAGTTTTCTTGATGTGGAGGGCTTTGCTGACAAGTTTTATGACTACATGGGCAAGGGCTATTATTCACTGAGTTCACCAGTATGGTCCAACTTTGGCAACACCAAGGGCCTGCCTATCTCCTGCAATGGAGTTTATGTAGGTGATGAGATTTCCAAGATCATGAACAAGGCATCTGAAGTTGCTATGCAGACCAAGCACGGCGCCGGCACTTCGGGCTACTTTGGAGACATTCGCTCACGAGGATCTCAAATCAAAACAGGCGGCACAGCAGACGGTCCTGTCCACTTTATGAATATCTTTGAAACTGTGACTGACATTATCTCACAGGGTTCTGTGCGCAGAGGATCATTCGCAGGCTATCTTGATATTGAACATCCTGATGTAGAAGAGTTTTTAGAAATTAGAGAAGTTGGTCATTCCATTCAAAATATGAGCCTCGGCTTGTGCATTTCCGATGCTTGGATGGAAGAAATGATTGCGGAAGGCGAACGTGTCAAGGCAGGTGAGTTGGCTTCTACAGATGCAGAAAAACTGCGTCTCTGGGCAAGAGTAATTCGCAAGAGAAAAGAGTCCGGCTATCCCTATCTATTCTTTACAGACAATGTGAACAACGGCAAGCCCAAAGTTCTTAAAGACAAGAATAAAAAAGTTTATGCTTCTAACCTCTGTTCAGAGATCTGCCTGCCAAGTGGAGATGACGAAAGTTTTGTGTGTAATCTTGCTTCTATGAACGTTCTTACTTATGATGAGTGGAAGAACACAGACGCAGTTGAAACACTAACATACTTCCTTGACGCGGTAATGACAGACTATATTAACAAGACCGCTGACATTTCTCACATGGAGAGTTCATACAACTTTGCTCGTCGTTGGCGTGCGCTAGGCATTGGACAGTTAGGCTGGCACTCATATTTACAGAGCAAGATGATTCCTTTTGAATCATATCAAGCAGCAACACTGGCTACAGAAATTGCTCGATTTATGGACGAGCGCACACTAAAAGCCACACAGGAAATGGCTGCTCGATATGGTGAACCAGACGGGATGATTGGTTATGGTGAGCGTAATCTTACTCGTCTTGCTATTGCGCCAACAACGTCAAGTTCGTTCATACTAGGACAGGTATCTCCTTCCATTGAACCACTGCGTTCTAACTACTTTACAAAAGATCTTGCAAAAGGTTCATTTACTTACAAGAATCCTTACCTTGAAAAACTGCTGGAATCATACGGTCGCAACGATGAAGAGACTTGGATGAATATTTTAACAAATTCAGGATCGGTTCAGCATCTTGACTTCCTAGGAGAAACAGAGAAGGCAGTGTTTGCTACCTTTGACGAGATTACTCCTATCACAATCGTACAGCAGGCAGCAGCACGTCAGAGATTTATTGATCAGAGCCAGAGCCTTAATCTTATGATTCCGCCCTCTGCTGCTGTGAAAGACATCAACGCACTGCTGATTGAAGGTTGGAAACTGGGAGTGAAAACATTCTACTACCAGCGTTCATCTAATCCTGCACAGGAACTTGTGCGTGATATCATGAACTGCGAAGCGTGTGAGGCCTAGTATGGAAACTGTGATATGGAGCAAAAATGCCTGTATGTTCTGTGACTGGGCAAAAGAGTTGCTGGAAAGCAAAGGCATAGAGTTCGAAGAACGTAATATATCACAGGGCGAATGGACTAGGGAGCAGTTACAAGAGGCTGCTCCTGGTTCAAAAACAGTGCCGCAGATATGGTTACACGGTAAGTATGTAGGAGGCTTTACAGAGCTTCAAACATACATCAAAAACAACTCGGAGTAACTGCGAATGCTAATTGAAACACCTTACAAGAACGGTGACACCATCAGCCTTAAACTAAGTTCAGGCGAAGAAGTAGTAGCAAGACTAGAAGAAGAACGAGACGACACACTGAAACTGTCAAAGCCTCTAATGCTCACACCTACGCAAGAAGGACTAGGCCTAGCACCATTTATGTTCACTGTGAATCCAGAACAGAATATTGTGTTGAATAGAGCAACTGTGCTTTGTATTGCTAAAACTGAAGAGCAGATGGCATCACAGTATGTTCAGAACACAACAGGACTTGCGGTATAATGGCAGACGATCCTCTTGCTGGGGTACAGTCCCAACTAGATAATTTAACTCTCTTATCTCCCCCGGGTTTTTCTCTAGACCTAGATCCTGCTGCAAAACTCGAAGCCAGTCAAGCAAAACTAGGTAGCATTGTAAGCGAACTGTCTGCTGCTTCTCCTGCTGCAAAAGCCGCAAAGGTCTCTGGAGACGCTTGTAATATTTTTGATTCGATGGGATCACTATTATCAGGTCCACAAGAAGCAATAGGCGATGCTGCTGACGCCGCGGGCGATATTGCCGGTGACATTGCAGGCGGAGTAGGTGATGCTGTAGGTGACATTGCAGGCGGAGTAGGTGATGCTGTAGGTGACATTGCAGGCGGAGTAGGTGATGCTGTAGGTGGCATAGGCGATGCTGCTGGCGGAGCATTAAGTGCTGCACAAGAAGCAGCAGGCGCAGCAGCAGGTGCTATAGGAGACTCTATAGGCGGCGCAAAAGATGCAATAGGCGGTATCATGGGGCAGGTCGGTGACTTCAGTGCTGCGTTTGACGAGGCATTGCCTGATATTCAAGGTATTGCAGAAGGTCTAAAAGGTGCCTCTCAGGAAGTGTTAGATGTAGCATTACCTGCATTTGAAGGACTGAACAGTGCTGTTGCTGGCATAAATGAATCTGTTTTCGGAGGCATTGAAAGCGCTTTATCTTCAGCAACTGATGTTTTAGGCGAAGCACTCGACATAGGAGGGGCAGCAGGTTGCGAATCAAGTGCCGAATCTGCACAAAATCTTGCTTTAGAAAAAGCCGGCGAACTTGGATTTAGTTTAGATGGAGTAACAGCAGCGGCAGGTGGTATAGGCGATACTGTAGGTGGTATAGCAGACGCGGCAGGTGATGTTGCTGGCGGAATAGCAGGCGCCGCAGGTGATTTTGTCGCAAATGTAAATCCTTTAGAAAATTTGCCTGACGGAGCATTAGACGCTGTAAAAGGGAGTATTAATGCCCCATCTCTTAAAGGAGTTATTCAGTCTGGAGCAAATGAAGGATTGGCACTTGTTGAAAGTGCAACATCTCCTGGCAAAACTCTAGCAGATCTTGGCGCAGAATCAATTGACGGTGCATTAGCAGGGGCTGAACAAGCAGCAGCAGCAATCGGACCAGCAACTGACGCAATGAAGTCTACAATAAGCACACAAATGAATCTACTAAAGAACCTTCCTATCTAAAATGAACAGAGGTGCTGCAAGACATAACGATCTAGTGAAAGGCAACTGTGCAATACATGGTGCTAACATAATGGGCAGAATTATTACTTCGTCTAGCGATGTTGTAACAAATAGTAGAGGCCAAGCAAGAATTGGCGATAAAGTAAAAGCAGAATGTGGTCACGAGGCCACAATTATCACTGGATCAGGCAAAGAACTAGCCAATGGCAGACCAGTTGCTAGACAGAACGACCTAGTAGGCAACAGTCCGTACGAAGGAAAGATTCTTACAGGATCATCTGATACCTTTCCAGAAGGTTGACACACCAACGAAAACCCAGTAAACTACTATAATGGAAAAGAAAATTCTCACAGATGCAGACGGTGTGATTTTTTCGTGGGACTATGCGTTCGGCGTATGGATGGAGCAGCACGGGCATACACCCGTAGAGCGTAGCAACCGATATTATTCACTCGCAGATAGATATAATTTAGACTCAAAACAGGTACCTCAACTTGTAAAACAGTTTAATGAAAGTGCCGCAATGGGATTCTTACCTGCGCTGCGTGATGCTGTTTATTATATCAAACGACTGCACGAAGAACACGGCTATGAGTTTCACTGTATAACTTCAATGAGCAAGGAGCCTAACGCTGTGAAACTGCGTGAGATGAATATCCGCAAACTGTTCGGTGAAACTGCGTTTTCAAAAATCATCTGTCTTGACACACAAGCACCTAAATACGATATCTTAAAACAGTACGCGAACACAGGTTTGTATTGGATTGAAGACAATTATCGAAACTGTGTCGCAGGACTGGACTATGGATTAAAACCCGTGTTAATGGAACACGGATTTAATATGACGGAAGACATTCCAACAGGGGTTACAAAAGTAACCAGTTGGAAAGAAATATACTCAATTGTAACAGGAGAAAACTATGAGTAATCTACATGAAGAAATCAAACAGGCATTTCAAAACTATCTTGCAGAAGCCGAAACCTTTGACGAAAAGGGTGTAAAGGCTGCGGCTGCTCGTGCTCGTAAGGCACTTGGCGACCTAGGTAAACTTACAAAGGATCGTCGCAAGGAAATCCAAGACAAAAAGAACGAGATGTAATATGAAGGCGACTGTGATTGGCGGAGGTATAAGCGGTGTAACAACTGCGTATTATCTTGCCCGCAAGGGCTATGATGTCACTGTGGTAGAGCGTGAGCGCTATACTGGTATGGGAACATCATACGCCAATGGCGGTCAACTTTCTGCTTCTAACTCAGAAACTTGGAACAGTTGGAGTAATGTAAAGAAAGGCCTCAAGTGGATGTTTCAAGCGGATGCTCCACTTAAAATCAGCCCGAAACCTGAACTTGCTAAAATGGGCTGGATGGCAAGATTTATTGCCAACATTCCCAACCATGACAAAAACACGCTGGAAACCTGTCGCATGGCACTGGCAGCACATGACTACTATCGTGCTATTGCTGACCAAGAAAGCATTGAGTTTGACTGTGTTGAAAAAGGTATTTTACATATCTATCGCACAGAACGCGAACTGGAACACGCAAGAAAAACAAATAAAATCTATCAAGAAGCAGGCCTAAACAGAAGAGAAGTAACTGCGCAGGAGATGCGACAAATTGAACCCGCACTCGATCAAAGTGAAACTCCTATCATAGGAGGCTTTTATAATGAGCAGGATTTTACAGGTGACATACATTTGTTTTGTAGGAACCTTGCTCGCAGAATAAAACAGAAATACCACGTAAAGTTTATAAAACTGCCTGCTACTATCTATGACATTGAACTGTTTGCTAGCCAAGGTGCTGTTGTAATCTGTGCTGGTGT